GCTCAGAAGTTTTATTTGCAAGCCGTAGGAGCTTGGCGGATTTCGGATCAAGCCACAGTAGGATCTTCAGCAGATGCGGCGTTTGAGCAAGTAGAGCGGGAGATGAATGCGATTAGTGCAGAAAACAAGAAACTGTTAGAGGCTGCAGCCAAAGAGGGAGCAGCTGCATTAAAGAACCTAGAGCAAGGGGCAGTCAATTGAGTGAGATCATCCCAGTAGGCAATCCTCTCAATTTTGAGGAAATGGTCACCAGACAGATCAAGGCGCAGAAGGATGACCCGACCTTTGTTGCAGAGAAGATGATTGCAATGGAGCTTGCGCTCAATGAGATGAGCCAAGTGATGAAGGAGATGGCCCAGGGTTGCCGAGGGCTAGATCAGCGGATTACCGATCTTGAGAGATATGCCGCAGAAATCGAAGCAGCCGCTACATCGCCCAACTGATTGGGCAAGCGTTTTGTGGGTGCGCTCTCCAATAGATCCCCGTGCTTATTTGCAGTGGATGGATCTAACGGTGGAAGAAGCCGTGGCTATGCAGAAAAAGATACTAGACGATCCGCATCATCAGCTGAAGTATGACCGTCCTGATCACTTGCAGCAAGTGTGGCTGGAAGGGGACAACCTGTTACATGGGACCCCAGTTTGACCAATACAACCGATGTGTGGCATGTCAACCGCCAAAACGGTTAAAGAAAGCAACTCCTCTAAAGGCACCAGATTGGGAAAAGATCCGCGAGAGTTTAGATGGCTGACCATTTAGGCAACCAAGGCTCCCCACAGCATCATCATGGGGGCGATCCCCTAGCGGCCTTGATCCGTGAGAAGTTTGAAATGGCTCAAAAAAGCCGTGTTGAGGTGGAGTTGGAGCGTTGGCAACCAGGGGAAGATGCGTACCAAGGGCGCTTGTACCAAACATTGCCTGGGAACGATCAGCAAGTGGATATTCGCTTCAACCTCACTCGCAGGAAGACGCAAGGGGCAGTAACCAAGCTGACTTCTATGTTGTTTGAGGCAGGAGAAGTTCCTTTCAAGATTAGAACGTCACGGCATTTGCGGTTTATTCCTCCAGACTTAGCACCTGGGGCGCACCTAATGACCCAAATGACCCCAGGGCAACGGCAAGATTATTTGTCCAAGGCAGCAGAGTGGGCAGAAGGCACAGGCCAGCCCTTGCCCAAGCTGATGGAGGAGCGGCGAATCAATTTAGAAAACCGGATACGCGACATTCTAGAGCAAACCGACTACCAAGGGGAGCTCACCAACTGCATTCATGAAATGGCGTTGCATGGCACAGGGATTATTAAAAGCCCCGTGTTGCACCAGCGCAATTATCCGGTCTACCAAGGCAAGTTCCGTTCGCAAAATGATTTCCAGCTAGAGAAATTGCTAGAGAGCGAAATTGTTCCGACTGCTCAGTTTGTTTCGATTTTTAATGTGTTCCCAGCACCAGAGGCCACCAAGATTGAAGATGCCGAATATGTGATTGAGCGCCGCTTTTTGAGCTCAGTGCAAATCCGCCAGATGCTGACACCTCAATCGCCTCTAGATGTGGAGGCCGTGCTAGATGTGCTAGATCGGGGCGTTTCGGTCTCAGGCGCAGATGCTTCTGCTCCACCTGATCCGGTCAAGGGCCGTGCCACTTTTGACAACAGGCAATACGAGTGGCTGGAATTCTATGGGCATTTGGATAGCGAAGACCTAGAGAATCGCATGGACACCGATTTTCTAGAAGAGGTGGAAACGCTGCCGGTCAAGATTGTGATGCTGGGGGATCGTGTAATCGAAGTCAGCCCTCACCCCTTTGATGGGGTAAGCCCTTATGCTTTTTGCTATTGGCAAAGAAACCCTCAGAGCGTGTGGGGAGATGGCATTTATTGGGCGCTGGCAGATTTGCAGGATCATGCAAATTTTTGCATGAGTATGTACGTCATGGGCAAGCACATTGCGGCAATGCCAATGATGGTTGCCGATGAAAGTGCTTTTAACCCAGGAGAAAACTTTGAGCAGCTGGGACCAGGGCGAATCTTTAAAGCTAGACCTGGACAAGCGGATGTAGCCATGAGGCCCTTGATAGTCCCTGATGTTTCGCAAGGGCTGATGGAACTCCTGCAATACTTAGAAAGAGAAGCGGATCTGATCACAGGGCAACCGGCAATTGGCTATGGCGAGTCCAGCAAGCACCAAACAACTACAGCCACCGGCATGTCTTTGCTACAAACCAATATGCAGCGTCAAATGGCAACCGTGATTCGCAGCTGCTCCTCTTTGATCCAAAAGAACGTTGAAGGCATTTACAGATGGCTGATGACCGATAGTGACGATTACACGATCAAGCTGGATGCAGAAGCGTATTCTACGGGCTATGACCGCTATGTGGCCTCAGAGATTCACAACCAGCAGCTGCTGCAGTTTGTCCAACTGATTGGCGGGATGCCTGTGCTAGAGAAGCACATTCATGTCAACAACCTGATCCCTTCTGTGCTGAGAGCCTACCGGCTAGATCCCGAGTTGTTGCTCAAGCCACAAGAACAGGTCAATCAGGAATCGCAAGCTGCCCTAGAAACCCAAATTCGGATGCAAGTCGCAGAAGCAGAGATAGTCAACGACCGCAAACGAATGGAGCTCGAGCACCAGATTGCTCAAGCGGAAGTCGATGCCCGATTTAAGGAGATGGTGGGCATTGGTCAGGATCGCCGCCGACTAGAGATGCAAGAGCGTCTAGAGATGGTCAAGCGAGGAGAACGCCCAGGAGTCGCTGGCGATTTGAGCGAGTATAGTTATTTGCTCAAGGATCAACTCCTACGGGAACAACAACAAATAGCCCAGGAACAACAGGATGCCCAATACGATCAGCAGCGAAGAGTCCGTGAACTCCAAGATGCCTTTGCCCCTGCAGGGCCAAGTGCAAATCAGCCCAGTGCAGCTGCACCAATTGCTGACCAGCAACGAATTCAAATGGGTGGAGGAACAGCTCCTCCTCCAAGCCCGACAGTTAGGAGAGACGGTATGCCAAGGCCCGATCAATTCGGACAACCAAGCAGCCGCTAATTTTTTAATTGGCAAACGGAAGGCGTTGCTGGAATTCCAGCAGCACCTCTACAACTGCCTCAAGCCTTTTAGTGAAGGAGAGTCAACAACATGACAGGAATCTCAGAAGAACAGCCGACCTCAGAGGCCATTGAAGTCGAAGAGCAGCTGATTGAAGAGGCGACCCCTGCTCAACGTACTCCCCAAGAGATATGGGACCAGCTGGAAGCTGCTGACCAGCAGCCGACCCAAGCGGAACCAGAAAAAACAAAGCGCCCCAAAGCATCTGGCAATGAATGGGAGAAACGCTACAAAGACCAAAATCGGCATGTTTCTCAGCTGCAAAATTAGAACGGAGAGTTGCGGAGGAGGCAAGAAGCCTCAGAAGCTCACATCCAAGCCCTTGTACAACGCTTGGAAGCTCTAGAGTCTCGACCTGCTACCCCAGAGCCTCCTGACCCTCAAAAGCTGAAGGAACAAGAAGAACAAGCAGCCAAGGCCAAGGAAATCGCCGAATTTGAAAGTAGCTTCCCCGTGTTGGTGGATGTCATTGAGCGACGCTTGAACGAAAAACTGGATAGCGCAATTACGGAACTCAACAAGAAAGTGGATGAGTTGGAATCAGAGCGCCAAAAAAAGATTGCTTTGACGGATCTTGAGCGGAGACATCAGCTAGCCAATCAACGGCTGGGCATTGTCAACGCCTCCGAGATTGACCGTTCGCAAGAATGGGCCAATTGGCTCAAGCAATCACAGCATCGAATGAACATTGCCACGGATTTCCGTGCCAGTGACGATTTTGTGCTGTTGCTACGGGATTACTTGCAACAGTATCCTCAAGCCGCTCGCCTAGCAGAAGCATCAGGAGCCGCCCCAAAAGCTGCACCGAGGACTTCTCCTGCCATGAGGCAACCCAACCACCCTGCAAAGAGTACCGCCAAGCCGCAATCCTATGATCAAAACAGCACATGGTCATCGGTTCAAGAGCTCTGGAACTCCACAATTGAGGGATCACCGCCTCAAGGGTTCTGAACAGGGATGCCATAGTGCTCTTCAGAGAGTAGAGCTATGGCGTTTACGCTTACCTCGCCTACTGACGTAGTTGGTAGGCTGTATGGCGATCTTGACGTTGAGGAAGCGGTCAGGATTCAGCAGAAAATGCTTCCTAATGTGCAGAAAAACCTCATTACTGCACGTTTTGCTACTAGCGAAGAAAAAGCTAGAAATGAGGGACATATTGTTCGATTTCGCAGGTACGAAAAGCTCCCATATGGTGACCAACCACTTTCAGAGGGTGTAACTCCCAACTGGGACAGTCTGGAGCAGAGGATTGTATCCTGTGAGCTAAAACAGTATGGGCGATTTATCACCATGACTGATAGCATGGGATATTTTGGTCAGCAGTCCTACGAGCAAATTGCGTCTGAACAGCAAGCAATTCAAGCAGCTGAACAGATGGAATACCTCGCCTTCAAAAAGTTTAGAGCAGGATCAAATGTATTCCGCTCTGAAGTCGATACAGCAGGAACCGGCACCGATTATTTGGGTGTGGCAAGCCGCTCTCAAATCAATGCTCCGGTCAATTCCAACCTTATTGCCAAAGCGGTACGAGCTCTAGAGGAAGAAGACGCTGAGAAGATTACTGATATTCTCAATGCTTCTGCCGATATTAGCACAACCCCGATTCGGCCTTCCTTTGTGGCAGTC